GCATCTTCTGGTGGTGCTGGCGGTAATGGGTCATCTTCATCAATTTCTGGTTCATCCGTAACTTATGCTGGCGGTGGTGGCGGTGGTTCAAATGGAGGAACTGCTGGCACAGGCGGTACAGGCGGTGGTGGAAATGGCTCAACTGGTGGTGGTGGAACCGCTTCTTCTGCAACTGCAAACACAGGCGGTGGCGGAGGCGGTGGAGGCGGAAACATAGCCATTACTCCAGACAATGGAGGAGCTGGTGGCTCAGGCATTGTCATTATTTCTTATGCTGGCGCACAACAATTTGGTGGCGGTGTCGTCACATCCGTGGGTGGTAACACTATCCACACCTTCAATACATCAGGTACGCTTTCCCCATTAAATCAATTGTCAGCAAGCTATTTAATCGTAGCTGGTGGTGGTAGTGGTGGCTATAATGGTGGTGGAGGTGGAGCTGGGGGTTTATTAACTAGCTCTGGTTTGACTATTGACACCAACTCAACATACCTAGTAACCGTTGGTGCAGGTGGCACAGGAAACGGAACAAGGGCAGCAACAGGCGGTAATGGCGGTAATTCTTCTTTTAGTATTGTATCTACAGCAGCTGTAGGTGGTGGTGGAGGTTCTGGAGATTTACTCGGAGCTGGTGCATCGGGCGGTTCTGGTGGTGGTGGAGCTAACTCTACAGGTGCTGGTGGCGCTGGAACTTCTTCACAAGGTAATGCTGGTGGCGCTGCTGGCGCTCTTGCAAGTACAACTGGAGGCGGTGGAGGCGCAAGCGCTGTAGGTGGAAGTGCATCCGTAACTACTGCTGGTTCAGGTGGCGCTGGTACAGCATCTTCAATAAGCGGTTCTAGCGTTACTTACGCTGGTGGTGGTGGCGGTTATTGCGATAATTCTGGAACAGCTGGCACAGGCGGTGCTGGTGGTGGTGGTAATGGTGGTAAAGGAAATACCACATCAGGAGTTGCTGGAACAACTAATTTAGGTAGTGGTGGAGGTGGTAATGGTATTGGTGGATCAGGAGCTAATGGCGGTTCAGGCATCGTAATCATTAGCTACGCTGGCTCTACTCAGCTCATGGCTGGCGGTTCAGTCACAATTACTGGTGGCTATGTAATCCATACATTCACCTCAAGCGGATACTTAACACCTCTGACATTGGTTGGTAACTCTTTAAGATTCCGTGGCTCTGCTAACGGTTATTTATCACGCACACCAACAGCAACAGCGACAAGTAATAAAATATTTACTATAGCATTTTGGTTCAAGCCTAGTTTAGCTCTTACAGTATCAAATGAAGCTTGGTATTTTGATGCTTACAATCAAAGTTTTGGTTTGTATTTCAACATCAATTCAAAGCTCTCTTTACAGCTTACTGGCGGTGCTGGATACATTGTTCCAACACAGGTGGTGCGTGACCCTGCCGCTTGGTATCACATTGTTATTGCTGTAGATACAACTCAAGCAACTGCAAGTAACCGTATTAAGTATTACTTAAATGGCTTGCAAGTTACTTCGTTTGTACAAGCTGATTATCCTGCTCAAAATACCACATACAACTGGAATCAAGCTGGTTCTGCTCAATATATTGGCACTAACTCTAATGCAACAACCAGAAACTATGATGGTGAAATGACGCAGTTCTATTCCATTGATGGTCAACAATTAACACCAAACAGCTTCGGTACATTTAATAGCTACGGTGTATGGCAACCTATCACCTACGGTGGTAGCTACGGTACTAATGGATTTTATTTGCCGTTTAGTCAAGGTTCGTCTACTTATGCTGGTAGCTTTAATGGTTCTAGTCAATGGCTGACTTGGCCCGCAAACTTAACTTTTGGAACAAATAACTTTACCGTTGAGTGCTGGGTTTACTTTACAGGATTCCCAAATGCCGCTGGTGGTTTTGGGGCAACTCTTTTCCGTCAAGACCCAGCTACTGGTCGTACTGTTGATATTTTTGTTGAACAGTACAAACTTAAGTTTTATAGCCCAACAATCGGTGTTGATGCATTTTTAGGCACTGAGACATTTACAACTGGTCAGTGGTATCACGTTGCTGTTGTTAAAAACGGAAATACAATAACTGGATATGTTAACGGAACAGCTTTAAGCTCTCCGCAAACAGGAAATGGTTCAAGCATTGGAACTATGGCTGTTGTTTCAACTGGTAAGGGTGATAACTATACTCAAGGATATGTTTCTAACTTGCGAGTTGTTAACGGTACTGCCGTTTACACAACCGCTTTTGTACCAACAACATCTCCGTTAACAAACATTTCCAATACAAATTCATTGATATTGCAAAGTGCAACAGTAATTGATAATAGCCCTAACGCTTGGACAATTACAAATAATGGTGGCGTAACAATGGCTGCCAATACAATTGTATTTGCTAATCCAAAGTCATTGTGTGTTGACGCTGGTCCTGTAGGAAACAATTGGACACCAAATAATATTAGCAATAATACAAACTCAACCTACGACAGCATGACCGACGTCCCAACGCTGACTAGCGCAACTGTGGCTAACTATGCTGTGTTGAATCCGTTAGATGTAACAAGCCAAGGCGTAAGAAATGGTAATTTACAATGCTACGGAGCAGGTGCTTGGGGTCATAGACGCTCAACAATCCAAATGACAACAGGTTCTTGGTATTGGGAAGTTACTCCATCTTTCTCTGGCGGTAGCTACATATTTACTGGCGTTGTAACGCCTAGTGCAAGTTTATCTCAGTATGTTGGTCAAAATGCTAATGGTTGGGGTTTTAGTACCAATGATGGCACAATTGTTAATAATGGATCATCAACAGCGTATGGTTCAGCCGTTGCGTCTGGAGTAGTAATTGGTGTAGCTTTTGATGCGGCTACAGGGAAGTTATATTTTAGAAATGCTTCTGGATGGTTTAACTCTGGAAACCCAGCAACCGCTACAAACCCTGCCGTAACTATTGGCGCTGGCTCTTTCTTTGCTGCTGGTTCTGGATATGATTCTACAGACATCAATAACTTTAACTTCGGTCAACAGCCATTTGCCTACACACCACCGTCAGGCTTCGTAGCCCTTAACACTTACAACCTATAAGACTATGCCAACAACATACGCAATCCCCAACGGTCGGACAGTAATGGATGCTACCCTGTATACGGGTAACGGCTATCCAACGGCAGGCACACAGTCTATTGTTAACTCTGACTTAGGCAGTGGTGGATTTAAGCCCGACTTTATTTGGATTAAACAAACAAATGGTGTTGGAAACCACACACTTACCGACTCAGTTCGTGGTACCAACAGTCAGTTATTTTCTGCCCAAACTGTTGCACAAGAAACTGTAACCGATGCCGTAACCGCATTTAACACAAATGGCTTTAGTTTAGGCTCAAACACACAAGGCACATTGCCATTTGTTAATACAAACAATCAAAGTTTTGTAGCATGGCAATGGCAAGCTGGACAAGGTACAACTTCATCAAATACCGCTGGTTCTCAAACAAGCACAGTAAGCGTTAATGCTACCGCTGGATTTAGTATTGTTACTTTTACAGCTACTGGGGTAAATGTTAATGGTACAGTTGGTCATGGGCTTGGTGCTACACCAAGTTTAATTATTGTAAAAAATAGTGCCTCAGCATCAAATTGGGTTGTTTATTCTTCTGCTGTGGTTACCAATGTAAACCAATTTTTAAGATTAAATGATACAAGTGCTTTGATTACATTAAGCCAAGTGTGGGGCAGTACATTACCAACTTCTACGGTATTTGGAATTAGAGGTGATGTTACCGTTGCTGCTAGTACAGCTTGTGTAGCTTATTGCTGGACACCTATAGCTGGCTTCTCCCAGTTTGGTAGCTACACAGGCAACGGCTCTTCTGATGGTCCATTTGTATATACAGGGTTTAGACCAGCGTTTATGCTTACCAAAAGAACAGATACCACTTCGGATTGGGTAATTATTGATACTTCTCGTGCGCCATATAATGCCGTTAGTCCATACATTGTTGTTAATACAAATGCCGCAGAAAATAATTACACAGGATGGGATTTATTATCTAATGGTATTAAATTAAGAAATACCGATGCTGGAATTAATGCTAATGGTGGTACTTATATATACATGGCATTTGCCGAAAACCCTTTTAAATACGCTAACGCACGATAGGAGAAGTAAAAATGTCACATTATGCTAAAGTAGAAAATGGCATCGTAACGCAAGTTATTGTTGCCGAAGCTGATTTCATCGCCACAGGCGCTCTAGGCGACCCTGCTGGTTGGGTTCAGACTAGCTACAACACCATTGGTGGACAACACACTCAAGGTGGTGAACCACTTCATAAGAACTATGCTGGAATTGGTTACATATGGGATGGCACAGGTTTTCATGCCCCACAACCATACGCAAGCTGGACATTAAACCAAGACTCTTATACTTGGGAAGCTCCAGTAGCAATGCCGAGCGAAGGCGGTCAATATTCTTGGAATGAGGAAACTCAGGCTTGGGATGCAGTAGAAACTGTTTAATAAAAAGGAAAACACGTGGAAAAAATTACATTGTCAGTCAATTTAGTGAATCAGCTTTTAGGCTATTTGGGCTCACGTCCTTACCAAGAAGTATTTCAAATTGTTGAAGCGGTTCAAAAAGAAGCTCAAAATCAACCTAAAGACGAACCGATTGAAGTAGCGAGTGAATAAATGGATATGGAAACTGTTGTAGCTGAAAACGACAAACGACTCTCAATTCATGAGGCGGTTTGCGCTGAACGCTATGAGGGTATTCAAGACTCTTTCAAAAAAGGAGTTGAACGCATGCAGAAGATTGAACGTCTTCTGTATGCGGTGATTGCTTGCGTATTCCTTGGTCCAACTTTCGCTGTTGAAGTTATCAAACATATAATTAAGTAAGGGATGAAAACAGTGCGATATGTCAGATCCATTAGGATTGTCGGAGGGCGTAAAGGGTCTTAGCGCTGGATTAGATAGTAGCCGAGAAGCTGCTAAATCCGTCTCTAAGAGTATCGAAAATATACAGCAAGACGCGGTAGACGTAGCTCAAAAGAAAGCTAACGAGCGCATTAGAGCAAGACGTGAAGCAGAGTTTAAGAAGCAACGAGCATTAATCAAGGCTTTAGAGTCATGGCAGAAAAAGAAGCAAATAAGTGATGAAGAAGCCAAACTGAAAATAGATTTTGTAAAGAAATACGGTGCAAAAGAGTGGGAAGCAGTGCTGAAGATTAAATTAGATATTGAGAATATGGAGCGCAAAGATAACGAAGAGTTCCAGCATGATTTAAAAGATGTGAGACGAGTACAGTTTTACTGTTTTGTTGCAGCGTTGATTGTTACGTTATGGTTAAAATTTATATTGGGCGCGTTTTAATGTTTGTTTATTTAACTTTTTGTTTTAGTTACTGGGGAGCGTTGGCATGTTTGGCGTAGATGATATCATTAATGTAGGCATGAAAATATTGGATAAAGTTATTCCTGATCCAGCAGCGAAAGCAGAAGCACAAGCAAAATTATTAGAAATCCAACAGCAAGGGAGACTTGCGGAACTACAAGCAGATACAGCAGAAGCGCAAGAGTTAACAAAACGGCAAGAATCAGATATGGCATCGGATAGCTGGCTTTCTAAGAATATTCGACCAATGACTTTGATTGCTATTTTAGCTGGATATTTCACCTTCGCGATGCTTTCCGCGTTCAACATTGAAACTAATAAGTCTTACGTTGATCTCTTAGGTCAATGGGGTATGTTAATTATGTCGTTCTATTTCGGTGGTAGAACCCTTGAGAAAATTATTGACATGAAGAGCAAACAGAATGATAAATAAAGAATCAGTTCCTGGGTTCGTAACCGTAGTAGTAACGCTTACCCTCTGCATCGTTGTAATTGGCATGGTCGGTACAATGATGGTTGGAATGTTTGACAGCGACATTAGTAACGATAAAATATTTGAAGCGATTACTCCAGCATTTCAAACCATCATCGGTGGTTTTATTGGCTTAATCACAGGTATCAAAATAGGACAAGATAGCAATGAATCTGACTGAACATTTCACTCTTGAAGAATTAACACACACTGACCACAGGGAGTTTAGTAATGAACCTAACGAATCTGAAATTGAAAATATCAAGCGTCTTGCAGGGTTTCTTGAGCAAGTTAAAACAGCTTTGGGCGGTAAGCCTGTCATGGTTAACAGCGCGTTTCGGTCCAAAGAAGTAAACGACGCAGTCGGCTCTAAAGACAGCAGCCAACATCGCGTAGGTTGTGCAGCGGACATTCGTGTTCCAGGAATGACGCCAGACGAAGTAGTAAAAACGATCATGGCTTCTGATCTTCAATATGATCAAATTATTCGTGAATTTGATCGCTGGACACATATTAGTGTTCCGAACAAAAAAGATACCCCTGCTCGTAAACAAGCACTTATAATTGACAGAACAGGAACAAGGGCTTACTCATGACAGTCTCATTCGTACTCACATATGACTCGTTGACTACAACTGTGTTACAGTATCTGGAGCGTAACGACCCAGCTACAGTAAACCAGATTCCGACTTTCATTACGATGTGTGAGTTTGAGATTTCACAGCAAATAAAAACGCTAGGTCAGATGCAAGTTGTTGAAAGCACGATGTTAGCAGGAAACCCTGTTATTCAAAAGCCTGCTCGCTGGCGCAAAACAGTCTCATTTAATGTAGTCGTAAACGGATCTCGTCAGCCTGTTTATTTGAGAAAATACGAATATCTTAAATCTTACACACCTAATTCTTCAACAACAGGTATTCCTCTTTATTATGGTGATTATGACTATGAACATTGGACCGTAGCTCCAACACCTAGTCAAAATTACGATTTTGAAGTTTTATTTTATGAGCGTATCGCTCCTCTATCTACTGAGAATCAAACAAACTGGCTAACGCAGTACGCGCCTAACGCGATGTTATTTGGAACTCTATTACAAGCAATGCCGTTTTTAAAAAACGATCAACGCGTAATATTTCAACAGAAATATGATCAAGCGATGCAGATGTTGAAAACAGAAGATATTGTGCGCATTGCTGACCGTCAAGCTATTGCTATCGAAAGTTAATTATGACCTCTTATGTAAATCCGTTCACAGGACAAACTATTCAGCCAAGCCAAGTTGGTTATGAACAGTTAACGATTTCTACCGACACAACATTACAATGGCCAGTAAATGGCAATACGAATGATGTAGTTGCTAATATTATTGAAATTACCGCGACACTTAATACAAACCTCAAACTCATTATGCCTGCAGCTACGCAGGTATCTACTGGTCAAAGCGTATTAATTAAGAATATAGGTTCATATCCATTTACAGTTGTTAAAAGCGATGGCAGTACGATTGTTTCAGTAGCTTCAGGTATTGCTCAATATATTTACCTTACTAATAATTCAACAATACCAGGAACATGGGCTACTGTTACTTTTGGTGCAGGAACAAGTTCCGCGAATGCATCTGCTCTTGCAGGTTACGGATTAAAGGCAATTAGCACCACGCTCAATCAATCTTATCAATTAGCAACTTATGCGTCAAACTATTCTTTAACTGCAGCCGACCGAGCTAAATTCCTTCTATGGAGCAGTGGTGTAGGTACATTTACATTACCACTCGCTTCTGATGTTGGAAATGACTGGTTTGCAATGATCAGAAATAACGGTACAGGTATTTTAACTGTACAACCTGCTGGCGCAGATACGATAAACGGAAATGCAAATCAACAACTTCAGATTACCGAATCATTTGTTATTGTATCCAATGGTTCAACAGGGTTTAACACTTTCGGTTATGGACAAGCAACTCAGTTTTCTTATACTCAACTTGCATTAGATGTTACAGGTCTTGGACCGACAATTACTCTTTCTGCAGCTCAAGCGGCAAATCAAATTCAAGAGTATTTCGGTGTACTTGCAGCAAATACAACCGTCATAGTACCTCCAACAGTTCAGTTATATACAATCACAAATAATACAACTGGCGCGTATAGTTTAAAATTCTCAACTGGCGCAGTTGGTGCATCAACTGTTACTGTTAGTCAAACTCAAACATTGATTATTATTTGCGATGGAACAAACGTATACAACGCAAATAGCTCAGCAATTTCAACTCTTCCTAGTCTAACACTTAATGCTGGTTCAGCAGTTGCACCTTCATTAAACTTTACAGGTAACACAAATACTGGTTTTTATCAACCCTCGTCAGGTCAACTGGGCTGGTCATTAAATGGCGTAAATAAAATGACATTAACGTCATCTGGATTAGCTGTCATCAATGGTATTTCCGGAGGAACTTTTTGACAGCTAAAGTAATATCCCTTCAGATCAAGCCTGGAATTCAGCGGGACGGAACATTATTTGATGCACCGTCATACGTTGATGGTCGCTGGGTAAGATTCCAACGCGGACGTCCGCGTAAGATGAAAGGTTACAGAGGCATTTTTCTAAACGCTTCTGGAATTTCACGCGGTATGATTATGAACTCAGAGAATGGTTTGAATTACATTTACTCTGGAACCAATAATGCATTGCAAATGTGGACAACCGACAATAATAATGGTGTTGGTACTGGTCCTTACAATATTGCTTTTGGCGGTGGTGCGCTCACACTTACAGGTAGAGTTGCTGGAACTTTATATACTAACGGAACTTATACCGCAGTAAGTCTTACAGGTGGAACAGGATCAGGTGCAAAAGCAACGATTGTTGTTTCTGGTGGCGGTGTTTCTTCAGTAACATTAACAGCAGCTGGAACAGGTTATACAGTAGGTGATGTATTAAGTGCAACTTCCGCGAGTATTGGTGGAACAGGTTCTGGGTTTACCATTAATGTTGCAACTGTAATTACCTCTTTTACTGCTAATAGCAGCAATCTTTGGCAGTTTGATATTGGTTATGATGTAGGCGGTGGTATATCATATTTGATTGCACATCCAGGACAAAATTTAATAAACATCGATAGTACTGTAGATACGCCAGTTCTTTATGGTGATTTTCCAGGCGGTACGATGGCATCGCTCACAGATTCACAAGGTTCAACTCCGTCAGGCGCTACGATTGAAGTGTCAGGTGGATGTGTCATGCTTCACCCATATCTTTTTGTTTACGGAAATAATGGGCTTATCAAAAATAGTTCGGCAGGTAATTTCTTTGATTGGAATTCTGCTGACGCAAACGAAACAAACGTCTCAACAGGTAAGATTGTAAAAGGTTTACCAGTCCGTGGCGGTACGACTGCACCTTCTGGATTATTTTGGTCTACTGATTCTTTAATTCGTGTTTCTTACACTCCGACGACTGTAGGTGCTTCTACTCTTTATTGGCGTTATGATATCATTACGAGTCAATCTTCAATTTTATCTAGTCAATGTGTTATTGAGTATGACGGTATCTATTATTGGATTGGCGTAGATCGTTTCTTATTATACAATGGTGTTGTAACTGAAATACCGAACTCAATGAATTTTAACTATTTCTTTGACAATGTAAATTATACGCAAAGACAAAAAGTTTGGGCAAGTAAAATTCCTCGTTGGGGTGAAATTTGGTGGTTTTTCCCTAGCGGTGACTCTGAAGAATGTAACGATGCAGTTGTATTTAATGTTCGTGAACAAGTTTGGTACGATGCTGGCACTGCTCTTGGAGCACGTAGATCAGCAGGTGTATTTTCTGAAGTTTTCCGCAGACCTGTTTGGGCAGGGAACGAAGAAAATACGACAGGAAGCTATACTCTTTGGCAACATGAAACAGGTACTGATCAAATATATTTAAACAATCAAGACGCGATTCAAAGTTATTTTGAAACGAATAACCTTGGTTGGATAACAGGTGGTCCTGGAGCAGACGATCCTACTGGACCAAATCGTTGGATTCATTTAGAAAGAGTTGAGCCAAACTTCAATCAAGCTGAAGATATGAACATGTATGTAACTGGTCCAAGTTATGCGCAAGGTCCAGATGATTTGAGCGATCCTTATGTATTTTCTCCTGACACTCTTAAAATTGACTTACGCGAACAAAGACGTGAGATGCGAATCAAATTTGAAAGCAATACTGTAAGAGGTGATTACGAAATGGGTCAAATCATACTCTCAGCAGACTTCGGAGACGAGAGAGGAACAGGTAACCCATGATAAGTTATGACCCTCGTTATATGAAATGGGATCAGTGGTGCGCGTTGATGGCAGAGCTTTTTGCTCCAAATCAACTCGGAACTGTTCCCGAAGATAAATGGGTAGATTGGGCAGCAGGTATGAACGGTATAGGTTACTTCATGGAATCTGGTGTTCCTGATCCGCGTGTATTTAAAACTTGGCAAGACTGGGCTTCCGCCCTTTGCGGTATTCTTTCAATTACTCCTCAAGCAAAACCATGACACCATCAGAAATTATACAAGCGGATGCGCAAGCCAGAGGCTATGATGCCGATGCTGTGCTTAGGAAAATAGCGAAAGTTGTTAAGTCGGGCGCAGGATTGCTCTTACAAGAAGGTAATTCTTTATTGCTTCTTATAGGACTTGAAGGAAATAACGCTGAACTTCATCTTTATACCGCGGATAAATCTCCTTTAACTATTTACAAAGCTATTACAAAATTTGTTAGCAAAATTCGTGAATCTGATTTGAATGCGGTTTACGGTAGCGGTGATGTTCCCGACCTTTTGCAAATGTTGAAAAAACTAGACGTAGACGTTCAATCGTCTGACATTCCTGGTTATAAATGGATGGCTCCAGTATGAGATATACATTAGACTCAATGCTTCCACTCGGTGCTTTTGAGCACTGCGGTAATGGTAAAATACGTCTTCATGGAGGTGGTGGAGGCGGTTTTATTGAAGACATTGGCAATTTTGTCAGTGATACTTTTCAAGGTGCAAGTGACATGTTGTCACAAATTGATCCAGGTCCAACAATTGGAAATGTAGGCGAAGAAATTGACAAAGGCGTTAATAATGCAGTTCCTGGTGGTTGGGGAACTGTAGCTGCTGCAACCGTAGCAGTACTAACTGCTAATCCTGAAATTTTAGCTGCTGCTCTTCCTGAGGAAGCTGCTGCATTGACGACTGAAGAAATTCTAGCGTCTCAATTTGGTGATGCTGCATTTCAATTGTCTCCTGAATTTTCAGCTCTTGCACCAGATGCAGCTGCTGAAGCGTTAGCTAATGGAGAAATATCAGGTTTAACATCTAACGCGACAGACATGATGTTGAACGGGAATCCGTCACTTAATCCGATTGATTTAGCGAATGCCTCTGTTGATCCGATTCAAACTTTGAACGCAGCCAACAATTGGACTGGACCGATGACTCAAAACATTGGGCAGATTGCTACTGACATGGCTGCTCAAGGTATTCCTTCTGATGTTATCGCTAATCAGTTAATGCAGAATTATGGCATTGATCAATATGCAGCTGCAAATGCTGCAGGAATTGCGACAGCAGGTGGTTCTGTATCAGATATTGCTTCAACTTTAGCGTCTGATTATGGCGCTAATATGACAGGTCTTGAAGCCTCATCAGCTTCAGCGCCATTAGGTCTTAAAGATGTATTGAACGCTGCTAATACCGCGCGTCAAGTATATGGGTTAGGTAAAACAGCAGCGAATATTTTAAACCCTTCAAACGCATTAAGAACATCTTCAACAGCACCAAAAAGTGGGTTATCAGGTGTAACAGGTTTATCAGATATACTTGGAGGTTCAAGTTCTTCTGGTGGTAGCGGTGCACTTCCAGGAAATTTACAAGCTACATCGTTAGCTGCAGCTCCAGTAACACAAGGAAATTCAAATATGAATTTAAATCAATTAAAACAACTCTACCCACAACTCTCAACTGTTGACCCGCGCGTATTAAGCGCATTGACAGGAAAAACTAATTCGACTCCAAATTATTACTCTTATGGGTCTGGTCAAGGCGGTGGTCCAACTGGGCTCTCTTTACAAGGTCAAGGCGGTACTCCTTCTGCTGGATATCCTGCTCGAGCAGCTGACGAAAAAGCTACTTCTACTGGTTTTTCTAGACCTACAAGTTCAAATGCAAGTTATAATGCGTTAGCTTCAGCTGGTTTATCCTCGTTGAATTCAGGTTCTTTACCAATGACTTTTAAAGATGGCGGTGATGTTCATATTCCACAGTTTAAAACAGGAACTACAGGGCATTTCGTCCAAGGTCAAGGCGACGGTCAATCAGATGATATCCCTGCTATGCTCGCTGATGGAGAGTATGTTTTTGATGCCGATACGGTTGCAGCACTTGGTAATGGATCTTCTAAAGCAGGTGCGCTTCAGTTGGATAAAATGAGAAAAGCGATACGTAAACACAAACGAGCTGCATCTGTTGATAAAATTCCACCTAAAGCTAAATCACCTTTAGAATATTTGAAAGGTTAAATCATGGCATTAACACAAGGCGCTGCATTACCAAATATCACCACTAATCAAACGCAAGCAACAACTGCGCCAAGTTGGTATACCGATTATTTGAGCAACATAGCTCAACAGGGAACGCAAGCTGGACAAAACGCGCAATACGTTGGGGCTACTCCTCTACAACAGCAAGCATTTCAACAAACTGCTCAGAACGTAGGTAATTATCAACCTTCGCTTCAAGCTGCAACTAATCTAGCGCAACAAGCGGGAAATACTGACGTTTCTCAAAGCGTCAATAATTTCATGAACCCATACACTAATCAAGTTGTTGGTGCATTGGGTGATGTTGGTCGTCGCAATATTGAGCAATATCTCGCTCCAGGAGCTACTGCAGCTGCTGTAGGTTCAGGTCAATTTGGTTCTAAGCGTGGCGCTGAGGTTCTTGGTCAAGCTATGAATACAGGTTTACAGAATTTAAATTTAGAACAATCAAAAGCATTACAAACTGGTTATAGCCAAGCACTCCAAGCTGCTCAAAATCAAGTCGCTAACCAACTCGCTGGAAGCCAGCAGTTAGGTAATTTGGCTACAAGTACTCAAGGTCTAGGTCTTGGTGATATTAATGCGCTCTCAACAATGGGTGGTCAACAACAAACTATTGCTCAAAATCAAGAGTTATTTCCAATGCAAACTGCAAATCAACAAGCTGCTCTTCTGCGTGGTTACACTGTTCCAACCGCAGTTCAATCTAGCTACACTGGTCCGATTCCTGGAGCGTATTCCGCTTCTCCTCTCTCACAGATCGCTGGTATCGGTTCGTTGCTTGGAGCATTGAATCAAACTCCTGCAGGTGGTGGAAAAACTCCAACTGAAAATATTATAAATATGATTGGAAAATTGATACCTTCTGATTTGAGCTTTTCTAATGATCAAAGTCTACCTCTTGACCCGTTCACTGGTCAACCTCTTGATTTGACTACTGTCGCAGGTGTTGGCAATACAAGTCCGTCACAACTTTATCAAGACTTTTTAACAGGGTCTAACGGCTTCGGTAATTTCGGAGAATAATATATGGCAACTACTGCAGGCGCACTCCCTTCTTTTCCTGATGATACCGCGAAAAAAGAGTATTTCGATGCTCTAAACAAAACATTACAAGCATTAGAAGCTCGTGGTAATGGTAATATTAATCTTTACAACGTAGCTGGTCAATTTTTCAATCCTGGACGTACTGGAAGTTTTGGTGAATCTTTAGGTAACGTGGCAACTTCAGTTGGGCGCGATATTGAAAAAGGGCAAGAAGCAGCAGTTCCTATCGCTCAAATGCGCGCTCAAATTGCAGGTCAAAAATACACTGTTCAAGCGGATGATAACGCGTTCAGAATGCTTGCTGACAATTTAGGTATGAGTCAAGGCGACTTCAATCAAACGCTTCAGAGCGGCTCTTTCAGTCAGCCTCAACTCAAACGTATGATGCAACTCTACCCTATGATTGAGAAAAGCTCACCAACAGTTGGTAAAATGGTCAATAATATGATTGATCAAGCTATCAAAGCTGGTGATTTGTCAATCAAAGAGGGTGAATTCAGAGGCAAATACGATCCTAACTTTAGCATATCTGGATCCGCGCCATCGGCAACCCCTGCTCCTGTCAATAAGCCAGTCATTGAAAGCAGCGCAAATGTTTCTTCACCTTCCGCGGAAAAAGACGTTTATCGTTTTGAAAACTTGAGCGATTCAGCTAAACAAAAACTACAAACTTATGCTAGAGACACTTTAGGTCTTCAAGGTGACACTTTTAATCGACCCGATGCTGCTGAATTGTTTAACAAAATGCCTTTTGATCAACGCAGAACTGCATTTATAAAATCAGGTGAAGCCAAACCATCTGAAGCTGCACCTGTCAGACAAGACGTTATCACTTCACCTGCGGCAGCTGCTCCTTCGTCTGGTATTTCATCTAGACGTCCAGGAGAAACTCTTGATGCTTATAACGCTCGTATTAAGAAAGAGTCTGAAACTGAATTAGCTATCTCTCAAAAATCAGCAGAAGCACGTGAGGCTAGTCCTCAAAAGAGATTTGATGTAATCGCTTCTTACGATGAAGATACCGTAGGTAATACAAATAACAAATTAGATTATTTGTATAAACAAGCTAATACTGAGACTGGTAAAAAAGTTTTATCGTTAATGAATCAACAGAACTATATGACCGCGATTGGTGAAGCTGCCGAAAAAGGTATTCTAACTCCTGTTGGAAGTTTGAGTCTTCCGTATAATGATTTCATCAGAAAAGTTAAATTGAATCCACAAGAGCAAGCATATGCTCGTTTGATTGACCAGACTATTTCTGAATTAAACCAGACTGTTATGAAAGAAGGCAAAGCTATTTTTGGTCCTCAAATCAGCGTATTTGATGCACAGAAAATGGCAGAGCCTGGATTCAAAAACACTGATCCTCCTGCTGTGATTTCAACTTTGGTTAATAAATTCAAAATCATGAATCATTTCCAAGGTGAGTTGAATAAAGCACAACAAGATTATTTTGAAAGAAACCCAGCTGCTAAAACTTCTCAATTTTTCAAATCTCAAGAATACAAAGATGTATCTAAACAGTATATTGAGACTATGAAAAAACTGAACCAACTCTCTCCATTCTGAGGAAGATATGAGCGACGAAAATAAAAAATTTGATCCAGAAGAAAAATTAAAAGAGCTTCTGCCAAATGCTTTTGATAGCGAAGGTAAATACATTCCTGTTTACACTCCGTCTTCTAATGAACCTGTAAGCGCAGTCAGTGTTGAAGCAGCGCCAAAAGAATATGACGATTACCCATCTTTACTGATTGGCGCTGGAGCTGGAACTTTAGGTATGTTGGGTGGTCGTAACGTAGAACGCGTAACTTCTAAGCTCGCGCCTCCTATGCCTTCAAGAGTCGATGTCCCCCCTGCTACAGTTCCACCTTCTTCTGCAGGATCAGTTCCAATAGATCCTAAAACAGGAATGCCTTACTCTGGTGATAAATGGAGTACTAAAGTTGTAGGTAACATGGGTCCAGGAGGAAACTCTGTAACCGAAGCAGCACGTAACTATCAAATACAACAAGGGTTATCCCCTACTGAGTCAGCGCGGTATAAAACTAATCGCGAAGGAATCATTCTTCCAAATAAAACTGAAGCCGAACAGCGTTTGATGCAAGAAGCTAAACAGAAAGCTATGGCGGAGAGAGCAAAGAAAGCTATGCAGACTGTAGGTAAGGGAACTCAAGTAGCTACTAATATTTTCCCAAGACTGATGACTGGTTTAGGTGCTTTTGGAGTTGGTGCTGAAGGAACTGAAGCTGTAAATCGTTACAACAGAGGAGATTATCCTGGAGCAGCAATCTCAGGAATGGGCGCATTAGGAAGTGCTGCCTCCATGATGCCCCACCCTTTGACTAGAGGTATTGGAACTGCTGCAGGAGTTCTTTCACCTCTTATGCTTCAAGGTTATGATTACCTAAGGAATAAAGAATAGTAGTCCTCGCCTTCACGTGGCTTCCCCTACTTCGGTAGGGGTTTTTTCTTTTCCAAGATGAAAAACTGCAACTGTGAAAGCCTCTAACCAAATATTGTAAGGATCCTCTAGTAGGTCTTCGTTATTGGTTCTTTTTAGAAGGGCGCGCCATTCTTTGTATTCTTTTTCAATATCAATTGTCATATCTCAATTTCCTGTCTAGCTTTCATCATTTCATCTGCATATTCGTAAGCAGTTACTGAAGCTGACGTTGTTGACTCACCTTTATATGCAGAGATTATAGCGGTTAGAGCCTGAGCAGCAAAGTAATCTCTCAGAGTCATTCCCTCTTGGTTACCGAATGGGTAGGCTAATTTTTCTGGCATATCATTTCTCCAATGTTGTATTAACTGCTTTGACAGTGACTAGACCTTTTTCTAGAATCTCAATCACACCTGTTACTCCGCTAGTAGATAAAAATAAACCTACAATTATTCCGATTATAAAATTAATCATTTCTGCTTCTCCATGGTTTAAAATGTTGGTAAGTGGACTGCCACCAGCGGATAGGATTTTTTCGCCCATTTTTCACTCTTAGTTTAAAAGATTGAAAACGATCAAAAACACCGCGCATGAACAACGCGCCTCTACGACGAGTAGCCAAAGCATTTCTATCGCGTCTAGGTTGCAGTTTACGACTTAACATCGAACTTTTCCTTTATAAGTTCATCGGTTAATTGATCAAGAAGCCTACGAGCCTGATTAACGTCTTCAAGCGTAGGTTCGTTTTGAAAACAAATCCACACTCCTCTAGCCATAATTGCTAGCTGAGCGTCTTTTAAGCCTTTTTCTATCATTTACGCTCTCTCATCAAAAACAGAGCCAATAACGCGGATTCAGCTCTACCGTCATCTTTCTTACGTTTGAATAAATCTGCTTTACTTGGCCAAATACGCATAGCCATTTCCCTAGCTCCGTCCTTGCTTGAATTCGCGCCCATCTTGCGTTTCCAGAGAGCGGGAGGGAAAAGGGTATACGGTATATCTAAACCTGCGAGAGCTCCTTCTAGGATGCCTAGCGACCTACCGAAAGAGAACATTGACGTTACTCCTTGATTGGGCATCGCATTCACTTGTTCAATCGCGCCTTCGATACGCTCATCTTTGAATAAACGTAGTTCAGCTACGATAGCCTGAGGGTTTACCCTTTGCTTCTTTGATTTACCGCTAACGTATTCAGTCGTTGGCATATCAAAGATTTGAACGATGTCCTCGTTCTCGTCTAGAACCGCGATTGCACCGCTGATTCCTGGATCAATACCTAAGTAGTATCTCATTTATTTACCTTTCTGCTCGTAGCTGTCGCAAGCTGCAAGCTGATCATTCAAAGTGAGGGTCTGGTTCTTCAGCGTACAGAGCCAATCACCATTCTTGAATGGTTTAGAGTGCTCGCATGATCTACAAGTTTTGATCGGTGGTTTCTTGTCATAGCAAACATCTTTGTAATCGCACCAACGACAGGGATAACCCTCATAATCTTCGCTGATACCTGCTGGACGTAGCTCTGCTTGAGTCAAAATTTCAATACGCTTGTAAATCTCGTTTTGAACTTCAGGATCAGGTTTAAGTCGCCTTACGTAATATTGCTCAGTATCTTTATTTAGAGCTATGTAGAATCCTCGGTCAACTTCCGCAAAAAGCATTCCTGCTTGAACTTGGAAATAGTGGGTTGGTTTCGAATTGAGCAGTCCTTTCTTTTCAAGGTCAGCAAAGGACTTTGAGCTGTGGGTTTTGACTTCAAGGATATGGGGTTTTGACTCTGATCCTGGGATACCTTTGATGATTCCGTCAACTTTGGCGACGAAATGCCCTGTCTCGTCCGTGTAAGCAAACTGCAAACCATTTTCGTATTCTGCCCATACGCCATATCCCGCTCTCCTTAAGTCTTCGATAATTCGTTTCTCTTGAAGATTTCCAGTTTCAAACAAACGAAGCATTCTTCCATCGAAAGAAGCAGTGTCGTAACCGCGCCAAGAGAGCCAGATTCTTCGGATGCAATCGTCACCTATTGACGAAGCACCGAGTCTTGAGAGTCTAAACTCTCTTTTCTCTTTTTTCTCTATGGACTGATAAATACGATCAATTACTTCTACTTCTTCAACTGGAATAGGGATTGATACTGGTTTTTTAGTTGCCATCAAAATATCCTGAATCTAGGAATGCATTGAATATCGATAATAATATCTGAGAGCAGACCTGAGACTTGACGTTTAGTCATGACTGGTGATGCGCGCATTCCTGCACTCTCGCAATCCATGGTAGCTTGAATAACTTCCTGTCTGCTCATCTGTTGAACTTGTGCCTCATAACGAAGTTGAACGATTGGCGCATTAATATTCATAGGAATACTTTGCGGTGGCGCTGAACTGCATGCAGCAAGAAATACGGGTATTGCGATTATTACTTTTTTCATGATTATTCCTTTTATGAAGGTGGGGTACTCGCTGCGTCTAGTTTGATCGGCATGTGAAGTTCCGTCGCGCTAGCATCCGCTTTCCCCCGAAAAATTATACCTGTTTACTTATATACTCGTCAGCAAGATCGCACGCGATTCTATAAACATACTTAGCATCGGTACAAGTTACGTTTCCGTTAGCAGCAAGAGCTGTCATAAACTGGAGTATCAATTCATTTCTGGTAGGCATATTTTCTCCTTAATCCCAAGGGTTCTTTTTCTTACCAGCTTTTTCCTCTTTAGCTTCTGGCTCATCATCTTCGATATCCATCAAAGATTTAGCTGGAGCTTTAGGTTTTGCTGGCGCACTGTCTGGAGAGTTGTATCCGACGATACGGTTCTTGTCCGCATAACCATCTTTACCCTTTTCAATATCCACAACAGCAGTGAACTTACGCTCTAAGAGCTCATCAAAGCTATTAGCGTTAGGCTTGCCGCAAGCGCGTGCCCAAGCTGCAACTTGCTCACGACCGATCTTTTGAGCGGTAGCGCTAGCATTATGAATGTTGAAGTTATTCCAGATCTTACGACCAGTACCTTCACCAGAAGCAACTTCAAAAGTAGCAGCAATCATTTCACCACCACTCTTGGTTGTTTTCACTTCGGCTTCGGTGCATTTGAGAACATAGTCACCTTTAGGTAGTGGGCTGTAATCGCGTTGTTCTGACGCGTATTCGTTTAAGTCAAATCCAAATTTAGACATAATATTTCCTTTATTAAGATACGATTGGGATGTGTTTTGAGATTTCCTCGATATTCATGTCGAACGAGTCTGGGCATGCATAACGATTCTTCGCAATATACGCTGGGTTCTCAACTACGTGGAGTAGTCGCTCACCTGTCGTAATTCCACGGTTTACAGTGTTATTGAAGCCAACATCAGATTTCTTTACGATTACTTTGAAACCTGCGTAGGCGATCACATCACACCATTCTTGCAACAAAGCATTACAACGATTCGGCAACTTAGGCGAAAATCTGTCATAAGGTTCGGTTAGAGGGTTTTCATAACGAACTACGTTAGCATGCGCGAGTAAAACAATGTTCATACCACGCTTACGACGTAACGCGTCAAGACCTTGAAGGATCTCACGGAATGCCTCAGCTACAAACACTTGACCTTTGCCGTAGCCTAGATCTTTCGCGTCATGTGAGCCTTCAATATCTTTTACGATGAGCGGTTCAACGAGCCAGTCAACTGAGTCAATCACCAGAGTTTTAAACTGATGCTCTTCTTTCAATAATGTTTTGATAGCTTCAACAACGTCACCGATTTCACCAGCACGAGGAAACGAAGTAACATCCAGAGAATCCAAACCATCTTCAGTATTGATAAATACAGGATCAGGGAACTGAGAAGCGATTGTAGATTTACCGATGCCGTGGTTTCCGTAGATACAAAGTCGGGGAGGTAATTCTTGCTTGCCCTTAACAAGCGTCTTTATAAAACTCATAGTATTTCCTTTATTAAAAATTTAATGCGATTTCATTGTAACGAAATGTCCTTGAGTCAAATTGAAGAAGTCTCAACTCTTCTCCTGGACGGTTTTGCGCGATGACACCTACGCATACTGCTGCCAACTTCGGATCTCCAATGAGGCACAAATAATCGTTCTCTCGAAAATCCTTTAAAACATCTCTAGCATATTCTACCAAATCAATGTGGTCAACACTGACATCGGTAAAGACGTGCTCGATCGTTCCAAACCTTACTGCGTCTTTGATAGTCTTATTCAGAGAGTTATCAACGACCCATACAACGGAATGATCGTCTTCCATATACACTCCTTCCTTTTCATTTGTAATGCCGAATCCGAGCTGAATTTGCTTATTCAAATTATTTCCTTTATAAATACTTACTAGCGCCAATGTCTTTGACAGTTTTTATTATAGCTTGAAAATACCAATCAAAGTTCAAATCTTGGGGAATATTTTTTGGCAAAGTCATGCATGCTTTTGCGCCATCAGTCTTAGCAACTTTGTTTCCGTTAGTAGCATAAACGATCGGAGGTAACTGCTCTGTGGTTTGATACCAACGAACCACTCTGCCCAAATACTGATCATCTTGAACTCCACCGCCAGTCACATTTCTAACACTGATGAAATCATTAAGCGAAGCACTCTTGAGAGTTTCCTCAAAAGAAGTTCCATTAGCCAGCCAATTAGCAACTGCCATAGAAACGACAGGCGCAGTTGGGTTCTTGCTTAATGTTGGTGCGCTGTAAATACCTTTTATTTTGACACTACGATCTCCTTTCACCGCGTAATAATTATTAACATCTTTCAGAGCTACACAACGATACGGAGTAGCTTCAAAAATAAATCCTGTTTTCTCGCTGAACTGCTTGATGATGTTGTCAACGACTGGTTGCCCATACTTACGATAATAGAGCATGATTCCGTCAGTATTCGCTGAGACGACTTCAATTTTATGATACTCAAGAATCTCAATTAAATTCAATAAAGTCAACTGTCCTGTCAAAGTAATGTTAATCATTACGTCTGGCGAGTAGAGCGGAGAGAACTTGTTCGCGGTCTTACCAAAAGTTCCGTTCAGAGCGATTCGTAATGAATCCGCGATGACCATATTCTTAGCGCGCTTGCCTTCCAATCGTCTGTGGAATACTTTACGATACTCTTCAAGAAACTTTACTCCTGTGTTCATGGGTATGAGGTTTCCGTTAAGCATAATCGCAGGGTAATACGAAGCTACATCATAATCAACTACGCAGAACTCATCGTCAGAGATATGACAAATCTTTCTGTCGTGCTGAGAATGAAGACCGCCTACACCCATCTGATAAACACCCTTCCCAATCTTAACGAGATCGTCCTTCAAGAAGTCTGGTAGATCAACGTGACCACTTTCCTTTACGTCAAACTGATGCGCTTCCATACGTGCTTTAAGGTCTCTCAGCTCAGGTGATCTGAACTCAATAAACTCAGGTGCTTTATATCTTACGAACGGAGGAATCTTAGGTTCTTTTCGCTTGAGACCCAGCTTCTTGACGAACATTTGTTCAGCTACTTGAGAGTCTGACTTAGAACGAGCGTCAAATCCATACTCTTTGCTGATTTCAACGCGCAACTGCAACTGACCTTGAAGGCGATTATAGAGCTCTGCCGTAGTGTCTAAGTCGTTATGACAATATTTCAATACGATATCAAAGTCGTCATCCGCGATGATAGAGTCGTGATGAAATGGTAAGTCTTGAATGACAGGCATATTCATACGAGCGCCATATGTTTTCAAACTAACAAAACTGGGCGCGACTTCAATAATATCAATATGATCAACCATTGGAATTTTGAAACCATATTCTTTCTCCGCTTGCCACGGCATCAGGTTTTCCTGAATGATTTTATCGCCCAATGCTTTCGCTTCAAGCGTAGTCTTCCCTGTCATGAAATATGAGATGACTGGCATGTCGTATCGGTTTCCGTTGAAAGTAACGAAAGTATTATTTGACTTCATCAATTCTTTTAATCGTTCGCAAGCATCTTCCTGATGACCCCAAATGTGAAAGCGGTCACCAGTCTCAAGAATCAATCCGCAGAGCAGAAACAGATTTTTAAACACTTCGGTATCGATTACGATTGTTTTCATTGACTAACGTAGGCAGAGCTGGCATCTTCGCCAGAGTCTTGATTAGAATTGACGACCTCGATATATTTCTCAAGGAAATGCTGCGCTTTCAACAAGTCAGTGATTCCGTTCTTATTTTTCCAACGCGTCACATATTTAGTGATTTGACCTTGAAAATAATCAAGATCATTCGCTACGACGTAATCCCAATGTTCTATCGTTGATTTGTAATGATTGCCTGCTACTTGCTTTTCATTCGCTTTCATTTGTGATCCTTTCTTCTTGCGCCTTTTTAAAAGCTATGACTGTTTCTAAATCCGCTATTTGATCTGCTTGATTTTTTATGACCCAAGCAGCAGTAGCCACATTTTCAGAGCCAGCAATCGCCTTGTCTTGCATATCGTTAAATAGCTTGTCAAGATCTTTTACAAATAATTCTATGTCAAAGTGTTTCATTTTGTATCCCTTCTCATGATCCATTGTTGAACTGCAATTTTCCAATCAGAAGCCATAATCTGATTCGCGTAGACTGCTCCGTTGCTAATTTTATTTCTGCGGTCATAACTTACTTGAGCCATTGGCTTCGCTACATATCTAAAGAACTCATTCTTATAGTCATAATCAGATATAGGTGCTTCACAGAATACTTCGCATTCCTCTAAAAACCTTTCCCAATTTCCGTAGTAAAGATCGAGTGGCTCAACTGTGCCAGTAGAGTAGTAATCAAAATCTTCAGATGAAGTTGGTGGTTGCATCATAATCGGAATCGCATCATACAGCTTCGTGTAAAGATGAAGATTATTTGAAACAGTGTAGTAATTACCTACAGGAATACCTAGAGCGATAGCAATGAACTCTTGAATAATTGAGAAGTGAACAGGGTTAGCACCGCAGTATCCCCACCAGAAATCATTTGAGCGATTCGTGATCATCATGTCAAGACGACCATTCACAATTGAGAACATTACAGAAGTATTGCACGCTTTGTCAAGAGTGCTCTTGTTGAAGTCAGCAGTGTCCCAGAGTTGCATCACAGCCTGACGAGAGTTCGGATTGAGCTCAAGATGTTCAATGATTGCTTTCAATTGATCAAAGCCAAACTGATGGCGTATCCTGTAACCATACGGAGCATTGAATCGCTCTCCGTCATCGCTGAACTGACCGATCTTTGAATTGAACTGTTGTAAGAACGCTACGTCATTACGACCAGCGAGCATCCAAATACTTTCCATCAGATGAAAGATTGGGTTAGCATCGCGCTTTCCGTAGAACAGAACACGCTCAATCGGATTTTGAATCTTAGTCAAGACTGGTTCATCAATGCGATACGCTTCACCATTTCTAGTTTGAGTTAACGTACCACAAGTTTTGAATCGCCAGAGTCCTTCTACGAAGAGGTTATTTACGTTTATTGCGGTTATTTCCATTTTAAAACTCCCACGTTGGTCTATAAGTCTGCTTAGGTTTTCCTTCATTGAATTTGACTCGCAGATATTTATCAAACTCACACATCACATTCTGAACATCGTGAAGAGTTAAATCTTCAAACTCTTGATTAGATGAGATAATTTTTTCTCTAGCTTCAACCAATTCATCAGTGAACTGACTCTTCACGACTGACGCTTTCAAAGCTCTTTCATGAAGTCGATTGAGACCGCGTTGACTTCCTGGACCTTTGGGCGCGTAAGTATATAAATCTTTCGCGGTAAGTAATTGACCCATGATATATGTCAAATCAGCAGAGACTTGTCCAGCGATGAACGTCTTTATCCCAAAGCAAGTAGCCAGAGTGTCAGTAACGAGTTCAATAGAGTTCTGTTCTATTGCTTGACGAATGTTTTCAGCTTTTTCTGATAGAGGCGCGATGATATGCTTACTCATATTTTGAGATTTTGTTCCTTCGATACGAGTTGGATAAACTACGTATGCGCTAGTGAACATTTTGATATTGCGCTCTTTGAGTTCCTCTAAACATTTGATGAAATAGTCAACGTCAAACTCTTCAACGCGGTGAGGTATTGCATCTTTCTCAAGAAGATATTTCAGAGTCGGTGGCCAATTTATCAAACGAGCAATCATGGACTTAAACCAAACATCACCAATATTGTTGGTATAGTAATGCTGAAGAAGCCAACGAGTAACGCGGTCATCTTTCCTACGAACATTACAAAAACGATATTTATTCAAAATCTCATTTTGAGTATATGGTTGGTGTCCCGCTTCTTTGTTCTTACGAATCAATTCGCGTTCATTCACGAACTCAATCAAATATTCATAGAGTGCCATTTTCAGCTTTCTTAAAGATGTCAAGAGTCTGATTGAATGCATCAGTATGATCAATGGTAACGACAGTGACACCGCCCATCTCGTGGAGGTTCTTGCACGCAGCATAAGTAGACTTGTGCGCGCTAATCGTATTTTCAGGATTGAATGGTCGCTCGTCGCCTCTTTCTTTCCTGCGTGCAAGAACTCGGTCAAGACAAACCTCAAGCGGAGTGTCTAAATATGCTGCAACGTAAGCACCAGTCGGCTTCAACATTTGCGTAGTGATCGCATTGGGTCCAACTTTGCTTAACAATAATCCTTCTAACAAGACGTGCCCACGAGGATGAGCAGCAAGGGCGCGGTCTGCGATCTCTTCTTGCGTGCTGATGCCGTCAGTTCCACCGCAAGTGTTCTCGTAAGAGCCAATGACATATAGCTTCTCTTTGATACCTTCGCTTGACAGGTCAACTTCGTATCCCCAATGTTTCTTTTTGTTTGGGTCAGGAAGAACCTTGACTGGGTAGTCAGTAATGAATTTGCGAGCGACAGTAGTCTTACCAGAGCCTGAAGTCCCACGTAGTGAAAGTATCGCGTTCATTTCTCTTGTGCCTTTCTTAGTATTGCTCTTGGGATTCATGGAAACCAAACTTATTCACCCACATTAAATTTCTTTCGTTGCAAGTTACTCGCACTTCACCTTGCGTATAAACCCAAATAGTCTTTGGCTTTAAAAATTCACGCAAATGTCTTGTTTGTTCTTTGCGATACAACTCTGTTTGCCTTAATTCTGCAAATGTTATTGTGTCTTTCATTTATCTTGCGCCTTTCTTAGTATTGCTTTAGCAAATTCGATGAACCCAACAGTTTTCATGCTGTGTCCGCAAGGAACTTCATCAATATATTCTTGATGTAATTCCCATATTTCCTCATCTGTTAGCTCTTTTATTGCTGGCACTTCTTGCCAAACTGGTTTGAAATTAGCCAATGGGTCATCTGTTGGTTCTTTTACTGGATGGGTATAGAGTGGTGTAGTAATGCCCATGTTATCCACTTTGTTTTCTGAAACACAATCCGCTAAATACAATGCCTCATCCTTAAACCTATCCAAGTTAATCCACGCTACTGGTTCATTGTTCATATTTTCTCCAATAGATACTCACCACGAAAAGGTTTTCCTGTTTCAGCGAACATGCTAGCTTTGATCTTACGAGGGACGACCTTTTCCTCGCATTCTTCCCTAAGCCAGTCAGGTAGATGCTGCGCACGAATTGCTTTGAATGGTTCTGTATATTTTTCCATATTACGATTATCATACCACTTGATTCTATCCCAGCCCATATCCGCATAAACTCCTGGATACCGACGACTAAAAAATCCATTCTTGAACTGACACAAACAAGACTCAAGAGTAAACTTTGAAGTATGTAAATTATAACCGTACTCTTCTGTGAACTCACGAATAAATTTATCAGCTTTATTTTCCAACATTATGCACGTGTCTTCAAAATATGGATACTTTCCATCGTGTGAGTTTGGCTGGCGCTTATCAAACACCAACTCATCTCTACCTAGCAGAAAGAACATGCCATTACGATGCGAACGAGAACCATCAAAGTCATTGAACATTAATGATGTGCAATCTGCTCCGTAACCATTAATTTGAATATATTCTAAATATGAAAATGTTGAAAGACGACCAAAACTTCTAATGGAATTAGCAACTTCCCAACACTCCATATAAGTTCTACCTGACCAGAGCTCGACTTGCGGTCTATGGTTGACCAACTCAGCGTAAGAGTAAAGACCGAGCAGAGTATCTTTCTTCTGCTTGTTGCGGTCAGTATCAAAAGAGAGGTTAGCCCATTCCGCATTGAATATCTCATCAGCTTTTTTCCATTCCGCTTTGCTCATCTCGGGAGAGGGCATAAACTCAAGGATCTTCAGAGAGGTAATAGGGTTTTGGGTATGACCATTGATTGTAGCAAACCAGAGAGCTGTCTCGTCATCCCAGTCGTAGTATTTTCTGAGCTCAGGTAAATACATATAGACGAGTCCAGGATGAATTCTGAAAACTAGATTCAAATTGTAGAGGGACTTGAAATAGTCCATCCTGTTTTCAGGTTTGCGATAGTCAATCATTGACTCACCTGAGAAGCCAAACGATTGTCAACTGCGTCAGCGATCTGGTCTAAATCGAGGTCGCCTTCCCATTCACGAACCAGCTTTGAACATTCGCTTCTTTCAATGCGAATTGCAGTCTTGGTTGTATCAATCGCTACTTTCATAATCTCTGCTTTACCCAGTGCCAGCGCGTCATCAAATTCACTCTGCGTGAACAAGTCAACAGCTCCAGAACCAGACAGCAACTGCTTAGCCAATGGGCTTAATTCTTTCTTTTCTTTATTCATTTCCTGCCTCCTAACCATATCATAAGAACAATAACAAATGTGCCGAGGATTGTGAAGAATCCTACAATACATGCTGCGAATAAAATACCACCCCAAATTGCTTCAATCATTGCGCTCCTCCAGATTTTTGATTTTGGTTTTCAAACGAATGATTTCCCCGTTCATAACGCGAATCTGTTCACGAAGAAGATCAATGGTGTCTTCTCTTTGATCAATGATTCGCAGCAACTGAGCGTTTAAAGGTTCTTGATCGCTCATAGTTCTTGTGACTTATGAATTACATAATGTGCCAAGATTGGACCATCCATCAATATTCCTTCACGAACTTCAACAATGAAATGCTCTTCAGGATTTTTCAATCCATTACGAAACGCATGCGCCATTTGAATCGTAGTAAAACCTCTGCGCACTACGTTTGCACCTTTTGGAGTTGCAGCTACGTCTACCATTCCTGGTTCTGGTGGATCGTTCAATGCTGCCCAATCAGTCGGAGTGAATTCAGATTCAGGTTTGATCCACTCTTTCGCTTCTTCAATCGCTTCTTCAA